AGCGTCAAATTGGAAGAAAAACGGAGAACCTACGTAAGTCATACGATAGATAGCTCGTTCCATGAAGATTAAGCCAGTCTCACCACCCGCTAGACCTGTAATATCTCCACCATCAGGAAGAATCTGCGTATCTGATTGACTAGCAGCACCCGGAGTCCAGTCAGTTTCATCGTTAATGTCAGACCAGTAAACCTTGTTATTGTCGCTACCATCATCAGCAGCCACAACAAAGTCACGTACTACTGTTACATACTTAGTAACAGGAGCAGCAGCAGCTAAATCTGCAAACGATGATCCACCAGACATATCGTAGGCTTGTAACTTATTTACACCATTAGCAATAATCATCTTAGAGCCAAACTGAGTCACATCCCATGATGGTGGATCGTCAGACGTATATGTAGTGCTTACAGAATCTAACGCTGTACTGCTAGAGTTGTACTTATAAACCTGAGTAGCACCAGCCGCAAATAGGTTAGTAACTCCTGCATACTTACCAGCAAAGGTAATGAGTAAATCCTGACTTGCATTAGCCGAATAGTCAGCTTCCTGCCTAAATGGAGCATATCCGTTAGTTACAGGATAGCAATTAATAGCATCCGTTACCGCACCAGTTACACCCGGCTGATCTGGTAGCCATTCTCCGAAGATAATCTTTTGCTTTGCCATTACTGTCTAACCCATGTATTTGATTCAGAAGATACCGTTTGCCAAGTATTAGCATTAGGGCTTACATCAGTCCAATCATCACCTTCAGGAATTACATCAACCCACTCATAGCCAGATACGTTAATAATTTCTAGTGTACCAGTCCCATTAACTCTAGCAATTCCACCATAGATAACACCACCTAAAGCAGAGAAAGCAGCATTACCAGTTATTGATGCGTTTGCTAGTGTTACAAATGCACCGTTAGCCGTAACTGTTGCTTCACCAGTAATCGAAGCATTGCCAATTATAATATCTTGTATATTTATTTCTAATTGAGCATTGCCTGTAATTGCAGCAGAGCCTAATCTATTTCTTATAGCATTAGCAACAACAGTCGCAGTAGCAGTTATAGACGCAACTGACGTTTCATCTTCGTACTCTGCGTAACCATCTACCCAATAACCTTGAACTACATAGCGATCTGGCTGGCTTAGATCACCTTGACCATATCCTTGTATCCAATAGTCATAATCGACGTAATTAGCCATTTACTTCGATCCACGAAGTAGTTTCCTCATTCCATGAATACTTTTTGTCATCCGTTGGCATATCAACAGGAGCCTTCCATTGGCAGGTTTCCTCTATCAAAACCCAACTTGCATAAGGCTTAGGAGGAATAAACGCATCTCTAGTAGAGTCAAATGTATAACCTATGCCAGCGTAGTTCTTACGTAAGTTGCCGTTATAACTTGTCTGCTTCCATGTACCACCGAATAGACGCTCACATAACGCAGCTCCGATATACTCTTTCTCTACGCCATTAGCATCAGCCGTATCTTTGTTATCAATAACAATGACCTGAGTGACTACGTTATTTGAATCAAGCTGTGCATAATGCGCCATTATTCTTCCCCTAAATGCAAACCTGTCAGACTTTCATCCGAGCCTATGTAACCTTTTAGAAACGTATTAAACGCTATGCTAATGCGTGTATTGTCATCTTCTTTAGTCTGAACCATGTGCGTTAGATGCGATGGGAATAGAATCAAGTCACCAGCACCAACCTCAAACCACCACGATTCAGAATTATAAGGATTGTATTCAGCAGCAGGAATCTTAATGCGCTCGTAGCCATCTTTGTAAAAGTAAATCTTATCTACTTTACTATCAGTCTGTGGATAAAACACACCAGACACTACGCTATTAGGATGCGCATGCTTATGGTGGTACTGACCAGCTTGCGTATAGTTAGCCCAACTTTGCGTTAAATATAAACTCACATCAAACTTAGGTGCGTGTATTGCTTTAAAGTATTCCAACATTGAATCTTCAATAAACTCACGTATCTCTGTCAGTTCTTTATTCTTTAGTATCTTTCTGTCTTTGCTAGTCGTATTACCTTCATTAGCGTAATGATCTTGACCTTTTATAAACTCTAGTTCTACTTCAGTCAGATCACGACCAAACTTAAAGAACGCTACAGGAGTCGGGAATAAGTTATTTATATTCACGCAACCGCCTTTTCAAATTCTTCAACTTCACCCTGCATACGCTTTAAATCTTCATCAAGCCATATCGTAGGAATACTGTCCTCAAACTCACGAATCTTATCCATTACCCAAACTACCTCATCCCAACTAGGGCATGGTCTAGGATCATCCCAACGAGTAAATATCGTATTAGATATTTCCCACTTAGCATTAGGACGCAATAACGACATTGCCATATCAATGCCATACATTCTGTAGAGTTTAGTTTCCATGTGTTTATTGGTTAATTTTAATAATTACGATGCCAGAGCCACCAGTTCCACCAATATAATTTTGCCAGTTGGTTGAATTTCCAGAACCAGCTCCACCACCACCACCGCCTGTATTTGTTGAACCATTAACACCATTTGCGGCAGAACCTTTTCCTGCGCCACCGCCACCTGTGCCACCGGTACTATCTAAATTGCTGTTATACGAACCACCACCACCACCACCCGCATAAGTTACGCTTGAACCGCTAATACTTGAAGCAGTTCCATTCCCACCATTTCCACCAGCACTTGCGGCTGACGCACTTCCACCAACAGCACTAGCTCCACCGCCACCGCCTGAACCAAAATATGCGCCTGCTGTATAAGCTGCACCCCCATTACTACCTTGACTTGGAGATGTTGATGGACTATTTCCGGTTCCACCTGTTCCTGTTGTTTGATCGCCCCCACCACCAGAACCACCATTTTTATTTGGAGCTGAATTTCCTCCTCCTCCACCACCGCCAGAAGATGTTATTGAAGAAAATATAGAGTCAGATCCTTTTGTCCCACCAGTTAAACCTGTTTGTCCTGAACCTCCAGCACCTACGGTAATCGTATATTCTGTTCCAGCAGTAACAGATAATGCAGACCCTGTTCTAAATCCACCAGCACCGCCACCTCCAGCATATCCACCACCACCGCCACCACCAGCAACGACTAAATAATCAACGCTAGTCACACCTGTTGGTGCTACCCATGCAGTAGATGATTTAAACGTAAATACTGTTTGTGATGCTACGGTGTAAGAAAGAATGACTATGCCGGAGCCGCCTGTACCTGCATTATTAGAAGCATTTGAAGCACCACCACCACCACCGCCTTGATTTGCTGGAGCAGAAGCTCCACCTGCTGCCCCTCCACCAGTTCCACCTGTTCCAGCAGTTCCGAGGTATCCTCCAGCGCCGCCACCGCCAGCATAAGTTACTGAAGAACCTGATATGGATGATGCAGTTCCATTGCCGCCATTACCACCTACATCTGAAGGAGCAGTGCTACCAGCAGTTCCTGTAGCAGAAGCACCACCACCACCGCCTCCAACGCCACTACCTACACCACCAGCGCCACCATTACTTCCTTGTGATGGAGTAGTTGATGGCGTATTTCCAGAGCCTCCAGATTGACCTGTAGCTGGACCAGCACCTCCCCCACCGCCAGAACCACCATTAAGACCAACGGAACCACCTCCCGGTCCCGGAGCACCACCACCACCACCAGCAGCAGAAGTTATAGAGCTAAATACAGAATTTGTTCCAGAAACACCGCTTGTTTGCAATGCTCCGCCAGTACCACCGCCACCTACTGTAATAGTGTAATCAGTTCCAGCAGTAACACTTAATCCTGTACCAGTGCGAAAACCACCAGCACCACCACCTGCTCCACCACCGCGAGTGTTAATAAATCCACCGCTACCACCACCACCGCCAGCCACAACAAGGTAATCAACGCTAGTCACACCTGTCGGAGCAGTCCACGTTCCAGAAGCAAGAAAACGCTGAATGACGGTGTAATTACCGCCACCACTTACAGCCAACGCTTGCATTAACTTAGTATAAGCAAACATTCTTACCCTTTATGGTGTAAAGTTTTGAATAAAACTTCCGTACCAATTAGTTCCGTCAGCCGTAAATGTCAAAATATCCATTCTTCCAGCCGTAGCTGTAATCGTCGGAGCAGTACCACCAGAAAATTTAACGCCAGTAAACGTAGCCGTACCATTACCAGTAGATGCAGCCTGTTTCAGTAACAATATGAATGATTTACCTGCTGTAGCTGTAGGCATAGTAAACGTACACGCTGTAGAAGCTGTAAGCGTAGCTGTCTGAACTGTACCGTTAGTCAAAGACAATGTGTTGGATGTCGTGACCGTACCAATAGCCACAACAGACTCAACGTAGTTAGTGATTGTCGGATTATTGACAGTTGGAGATGTAGCAAATACAAGCGATCCTGATCCAGTTTCATCAGTAACAGCAGCAATCAAGTTAGATGATGATGGAGTAGCCAAAAAAGTAGCTACATTACTTCCCAATCCACTTACACCAGTCGATATTGGCAATCCAGTAGCGTTAGTCAACGTACCAGAGCTAGGAGTACCCAATGCTCCACCATTAACCACAGCAGCACCAGCAGAGCCTACATTGACCGCTAAAGCTGTTGCTACGCCTGTTCCTAGTCCACTTACACCAGTAGAAATAGGTAGACCAGTACAGCTAGTTAATGTGCCTGAAGCTGGAGTACCTAAAGCACTACCAGACTGATATTTGTCTGTGTTTAGATTCGTAAAGTTATTATCAACCTCGGTATAACTTAGTGCCGAACCTTTACCAGCACGAGTGACAATTGTTGACATAATTTACCTTACGCTAAAGTGACTGATAAATTACCAGCAGTTATCTTAAATATATCGCCATTTGCAATTACTTTACT